AAGATGCAAGTATCGTTGATGAAGGAAGAACAGAACTGGGCAAAACTGGCGTTGCTCTTGGTGGGCGAACCTGACCACAGGACAGAAACTAATATCAACATAGCGCAGGCAGCAATGGATGGCACATATTACAAAGAAAGCTAAAATCATCGAATTCCTGGAACGGGAATACATCGTGCCGGATAGCCGACAACTTATTGACTTTTCTGATTGGGAATGGCAACTAAAGATATTGACTGAGCTATTTCAAACCATGATGGGTGACAAACGGATGTATACTGGGGCAGTTATAACAACACCAAGACAGCAGGGTAAGTCGCTGATACTACAATGTATTGGGCTGTTCATGTTGGTGATGTGCGGTATGGGGTTAAACATTTACTCCATAGCCTGCGATAAAGATCAAGCCGCCCTGGTCCCTGACCGTGTTAAGAAAGCGATAAAATTCAATCCGAGACTCGCGAAGATTGTCAAGGTTACGAAGGATGTAATCACATGCCCTACCAGGGATAACACCTGGACCATCATGAGTTCTGACAAAGCATCAGCGCCAGGCATAACGGCTGATGTTATTCTATGGGACGAATTGGGGCAACTTCCTGAGTATTTATGGAGCCTCGTTTATCTACTTCTCCCTTCTCAATCGGCACGCTCACAGCCCTTGATGATAATAGCTTCTACAATGGGTGAAGCAGAAGAGGGGCCTTTCAATGATTTCCTGAAGATCGCCAGAGATGAAACCGAAAAGCAGACCTACCTTTACGAAACACAAGAGATGAAATCGCCACTCACAAACCAGGCGCTAGTAGAACGTGACAGGAAGGTCATGCCGCCTGCCGTATTCGCACGACACTACAAAAACACTATAATGCGCGGGGCGTCCTTCCTGTCGGATGATGATATAGAGGCTATAATCCGCCCAGTTTGGGCGAAGCCCGACAGTCTCAAATATGCTGGAGATTACATCGGTTGTGATTACGGTCTAACGAAAGACAAGTGCGCCATATCTAAGATTACTAAAGCATCAGACGATCTCTATATCGTGGATGCCATTAAGATATTCAGGGGGAGCAAGGAAGAGCCTGTGGATCTCAATGAGGCCGCTGACACAGCCGAAGAGATGCGCGATAAGCAAACGAAAATGATGCTGTTCGATAAATGGCAAGCCGTAGCCACGATACAGAAGTTCCAAAAGAAATGGGGCAAAGATAAAGTCGATGGCTATAACTTCACAGGCACAGGCAGAAAGCATCTGTTTCAGAATCTACTTCCCATCATCAAAAACAGATGGCTGGCAATATACAGCGATACTTTGCAATTTTGCTGGAAAGAAAGCTGCGGCACTTGCTCACAAAACATGACATGCCAGGAGCAGGCAGAACATGAATTATTGAGAGAGCTTCAGGGCTTACAGTGTGACGCTGATTTCAATGTCACTCATGGCAGTCGTGGAGATGACGTTACAGTTGGTACAGCATTGGCGTTGATACCAGCAGCCGAGGGCAAGACACCCGATACGAAAGAATACAAAGGCCATATAGTATGAAATTTCCTTGGACCCAAAAAGAAGAGCAACCACAATTCAGAACTGAGCCACGCAAAGGCAAGGCTTATATCATCAGCACTGAGGATGATATTGTCTCTTTAGAAACGCTTGAGAAATACCAGATTGAAAAGTTCAAGATCCCTGGGCTGAATGTTGACCCCGTGGTTATCAGCCAGGAGGACATGAAGCTCAAGGATCTGGGACTGATAGCCCACCCGTTTGATATGCCGCCGTTGATGGACTTGTGCGAGTCTAACGTCACCCTGGGGGCTATCATAGGACAAATCGCCACGGATACTGCGGCGGATCATACACTACCGCTCAATACTGGCGCGTCTGAAAATACCGCAGAACTGGCCAAGATAGAGGCATTTCTTGAGATGCCGAATACGGAACGGCTCTCTTTGCGTTATATACTGAAAGCAATGGCGGATGACTGGGGATGCGTGGGCAATTACGCCCTAGAAGCCATATGGAATGCCGGCGCCGAAGTCGGTGAAATGCGACATCTACCTGTTCATAATATCTGGGTGCATAAAGATGGCAATAAATATGCCCGGCTGACCATGAAAAAGCAGAGCGTAATCCAGAGATGGTATAGACGGTTTGGATATGAACCGCAGATCAGGCAGTCAGACGGTAGCGAAGGAACGGAAAGCGAGATAGGGTTCAAGGAACGAGCCACAGATATTATCTACAAGCACGACTACTACAGAAAGTCAAAACACTATGGCGTCCCTAAGTCCATCACATCTTTGGGTGAGGTGATTTCGCTTATAGGTATACGAGATTTCCATCTGGGATTCCTACGAAATAACGGCGTCCCTGCTTACATGGTGGAAGCGCGAGGCGAATGGGATTCCAGCAATGTCCTCAAGACGATCAAAGAGTTTATGAATAAAGGAGTGTTGCGCGGCGGAGAGGCTTATGCTACACTTATGGTCGAAGTACCAGAAGAGGGCAGCCTGAAATTTGAGCCATTGACCATCAAGGAGGGAGAAACGGGAAACACATTCAGGGTATACAAAAAGAGCCTCCAGGAAGATGTTTTGAGCGCCTATTCCATGCCGCCTTACAGGATAGGAATAGCTGAAGTGGGCAAGCTAGGCGGAACCAACATCATACCAGCGACGAAGATATATAAGAACGCCGTGATCAGTCCATTGCAGACCAGCCTAGAAGATGTGATCAACATGGTTTTGCGGGAAGGGCTGGGCGTGGAGTCATACAGATTCGACCTGAACGAAATAGACGCCAGCGACGCGATCACAGCGAAGGATATAGATGCCCTGGTGCGTGACGGAACACTGAACAATAACGAGGGGCGGCTACTTCTGGAGCAGAAGACTCCGGTTAAACTTCCACCATATGAAGGTGGCGGCGTATTCCGTATTGATGCTAATTTAATTGATGTGGGCGAGGTTGAACCTTCCACGGATGGATCAGGGGGTTGAGATGGGCGGAATTGACAGCAAGAAAATCGTTATAAAGCAAATTAAAGCGTATAGAGAAATGGAGAAATCAGTACGGTTAATTGATCTAGTGAAGATGATGGAGCAGATGACCGAGGTTGAAGTAATACCGCACGAACAAGGCTGTCTTTGTAATTTGTGTTCCTACAAGGACATACCTGATTTGTCGGTGGCAGGAAAGCCAAAAACAGGATAAATAAATGTTAGACCATTCGTCAGATACAGGATCATGCGGTTGTTCGGATTCAATGCTAGATCCGTCACTTGCATATGATCCAGAACTAGGGACACAAGTGCAGGTTTCGGTACTCCCCGCGCACATGCAGAAAGCTGAACAAACGGACGAGGTGCGCGACCTGAAGCGGAAGATCCGCCGCAAGATGATCGAGATGGAACGCCTGTTGCTCTTGGCAGTCAATAAGTGGATGCGTTTCCAGACTGAGACGATCATGGATGATTACGAAGCCGCTGAGGACATCCAAACGTTCACTAAAGCGGATGCGGTGGACAACTTCGTTGATAGCTTCACTGACTGGGAATTGCTGGTCACTGGTGGGATAGCAATAACGCGACCGGCTATATCTGAAGCATTCGGGGCTGGTGGAACCATCGCCTTTGAGTTGGTGGAATTCGTACCGTTTCCCTTTGATCCTCTCAAGGTATCATCCGCTGCTGTTGTTGATGAAATCTGTTCTAACATGGTTACGGCGGTAACTGACGAGACTCGCAGGGCGATCAATGTAGTTATCAGGAACGGCATAGAAAAGGGCAAAGGATATAAGGCCATAGGGCGGGAACTCAGACCAAAGGTAGGACTCAGCGAACAGATGATTGGATGGTCTGCGAACCGCGAAGAGCAACTATTGATTGACGGCTTTTCCCGCGCGCAAGTCGATAAAAAGATCGCCGCCTACGAGCGCAAACTGCACCGCATTCGGAATGACTCTATAGCCCGGACGGAATCAGCGCGGGCAATGAACGAAGGGCAGTTGCAGGGTTTTGAGGAGGCTGGTATCGAAACGGTGTTCTGGTTTGCTCTGGCCGACAGATGCCCCATATGTGACCCACATGACGGTGAAGAGTTCACCATAAGGACCAGCAGGGGCGTACTCC